CTTCAATTGATACGTATGGTTGGCAATTGGTCTTGTCCTTTAAACATGGCGACGTTAGACATGAAGGGCAAGTTTTTCTTCCTGTCGGCTTTGATTCTTGGTACGACCAATGCTACTAGTATTGGTGCCACAGGAGCGGCCCAGGTCATACATTGCCCAGAAGCGGTCGTCAGACGTATACATCACCCTATACACATTGAGGCTACGGGTGATTACCTCAAGGATGGTGGTCTTGATTATGAGAAATTCGTAACCACCATTGATGAGAGAACTGTTGCTCTCCAGAATCGTGTGGTCAATGGCCAAACCATTACTCAGGCGGATGTCCTAGACATTGTTCCATGGGATGCGTGGTTGGCAAAGAGAGTGGATTTTGCGACAGGTCAGCATCTTGGAGGCCCTATGGATTTGAAGAGGTTCGTCGTTGAGTTAGCTCTTAAGCTTAAGACCAAGAAGGAGCAGCATACGGCGGCTACTGAGAACATTAAAGCATTTAGTGATTTATTAGCTAATGCTGAGCCCATGGATTTGAGTGCTTTTTTGAATCCCACCATATTGGAGGAAGACATACAGCCTCAAGGTTTTTTCCGCAGGGATGAGGCTCGTCTCACTGAGGCCCATCGTTTGAAGAACATGGTTATCGGTAGGATTCAGGTGGTCACACCAGACGAAACCGATAGAGTGTTTTCTTTATCAGATTCCGAGTTAAATGATTATTTGCGAAGTGGAGCTTTCAAAGACATTGTTCCAGAAGGAATGGAACCGGAGCAAAGAGTCCAATGGGTCGTGGACTTAATAACAGATGTGGCGGAATTTAAGTATCTACAAGATCAGATTGATGCCGAAAGGGTCATCTTTGAAGATATTGTAGGGTTTGCAAAGAAGTGGGCGTTGAATGTTGTGTCCTGTTTTATGAAAGTGGGACAGGAGATTTTTGGTCTTTCTGCTGACATATGGCGCCAGTTCAGATTCAACATAGTGAACGGTACACTTTTGGCCGTTACGCTGACCTTTTTATTCATCAAAGCTTTGAAGCTTATAGGTGGGGTTTTGTTTGGTGTTGCTGGCTTTTTGGGTGGAGCCTTGGGTTTTAAGAAACAAGAGCCATCAAAGGAGCAGAGTAACATTAAGGATGTTTCCCAGAAGAAGGCAACAAAGTTACTTAGCCCTAAGTTTGGAATTGACGTCCAGGCAGGTTGGTCGGATGAGCATTGTGATTCGCGTCATAATATTGTGTATTCAAACTCGTACAAGATGTTCGTGGACACTGTTACAGGAACAGATTCCATGATAACTGTTCCTTTAGGACAGATGTTATTTGTCTCGGGCCATGTGGCAGTGATGCCTTTTCATTTTTACACTTCAATTTCCGCAAAGTTGAGTTCTGGTGACATCGCAGATCATGGTATGGTTAGATTTGTCTCTTGTGCTACTGGAAATAACTATATTGAGATGAAAGTGTCACAGTTTATGGCACTTAAGAAGGTCGAAAGCTCAGCGTCAGATTTGATGTTTGTGGAGTTCACACCAACACTGGGTTTTAGTGCCCATAGGAAGATCATCTCACATTTTCTGACGGAGGAGAATCTCAATGCAGCACTTATGGCGCGACCGCCAGTGTTGATGGATTTGGCTACTACAGACAAAGGAAGTGTTAGGACCCTTAACAGGATGCGTCTTTTAGGGACGGGTTTAAGGCCCATTAATGAGCTTGTTGTTGCCGGCTCAATCAAGAAGTCCCTCGTGGCTTATCGCATGCCCACATCTACAGGAATGTGTGGAGCCCCAATTGTTATTGGGAACCCCACATTTTATCAGGGTAGAAGTGTTGTTGGTATACATGTAGCTGGAACTGACAATGGGGCTAACAGAGAGGGGTACGCCACCCCTTTAACCTCAGAGGTTATAGCCCAAGGACTTAAGTTCTTTAAGCCATTGGAGGACAATATGGAGGAGGATTTAATTGCAAAAGGGGTTGGCATAACTGAGTTGACTGTTGAGGAGCAAGCGGGTTTGCTTGCCAAAGGTGTTATAGGCGGATCGTTTATGCCACTTTTTAAGGTGGATGCCCCCGTTTTTACAAGTCCCACTTCAAAGCTTAAGCTTTCATTTATTGGAGAGGCAAAATTGTTTGGTGATTCTGGGTTAGCACCAGCGCATCTTAAGCCTGTTTTGAAAGACGGCTTGATGAAATACCCCATGATAGAAGGACTTAAGAACTATCAGTCACCCTTAGACGTTAAGCCTTTGCCATTATTACCTTTGTATGTGGATTTGGCAACACAAAAACTCAGGGAGAGAACCCTAGAGATGACGCGGGATATATTCACTTTTGAGCAAGCCTGTGAGGGAGTTGAGGGCATGAAGATTAAATCCATCAACAGGAGCACATCCGCTGGTTACCCATACGTGCTTAAGCATACACGTGGGAAGATGGATTTCTTTGGTTCTGGCACCACTTTTTCCTATGCATCTACTGCAGCAACAACATTAAAGAAGCGCGTGGATATCATCGTTGCGTCAGCAAGTGAAGGGAAACGATTGTCACATCTATGTGTTGATTTCTTGAAGGATGAGATGAGACCATTGAGGAAAGTGGAGGCTGTTGCTTCAAGAGTTATAGCTTCCTCACCACTCGATTACCTTATTGCCGTGCGTATGTATTTTGGCGCTTATATAGCAGCCTTTTTTTCATCGCACACCCATTCAGGCATGTGCCCAGGGATAAATCCGTACACAGATTGGTGGATTTTAGCTGAGCATTTGTCATCGGGTGGCAAGACGAAGTTCTTTGACGGTGATTATTCTCGGTTTGATACAAGCGAGCAACCACAGATCCACAACGCCATTCTGGACCATATTAACAATTGGTATTCAGATGGTGAAGTCAACGCGAGGATCAGGAGTGTTTTGTGGCAAGAACTCGTCCACTCAAGACATTTGACAGGGGAGGGAAACAAGCTTAGTGTCGTTGTTCAATGGAACAAATCACTTCCTAGTGGACATCCTTTGACCACTATTGTCAACTCATTGTATTCAGCAATTACCTTAGTGGGTTGTTATGTCACGTTGACAGGTGATGTCAAGAACATCCATGCAAATTTCAATTTTGCAACATTTGGGGACGATAACATTAATGGTGTGTCTGACGCAGTATCTGAAGTCTTTAATCAAGTTACTGTGGCAGATTGTATGGAAAAGCTATTTGGCTTAACATACACTTCCGGAGCCAAGGATGGGACTTTAGTGCCCCATAAAGCTTTATCCGAGTGCGTGTTCTTGAAAAGGAGCTTTTATAAGGACCCCACTTATTTGGCTGGTGGTTGGGTCGCACCATTAGATTGTGCAAGTTATTTGTACACTAGCTATGTGTATAAAAATAACAGGATGGTTGACAGCGAGTTAATAGATAAACTCAATGGCACTCTTGGCGAGATGTCATTGCATCCAGAAAATGTATGGAAGCTGCAAAGCCCCATGGTTATCAAAGCTCTGTTTGATATGCAAGCAGTGCCACTCTTTACAACGAGAGATGCATGGAGGTTGGAGACGCAGTCACGTATAGATTTCTGGTTTTAAGGCGTATATACGCTACGTAATAGGGGAAAATGATTGGAATCACAGCCCCATTGTAGGTCAGGAGGCCTCGCCCTTTCTTTATAGATTACTACTCAGATCGAATCAGAGAAGTGGTTCCCCAGTACGGTTTTAGGTTAACCCGTACTAGCAAATAACCTGCTACAAAAATTATAGATACAAATAGTGATGTTATCACTGAGATGCGTGACCAAGTTCA